CGAGCGGTATTGCCAACACTATAAATTACTTAACGAACTATGATGTGTTAACTGACGAGGATATTAAAACAGCCAATGAACGATTTGAAAATGAGCGACGCGGAAGATAAAAATATATTCACCTGCCCTATAGTTGAAGTGGAAGATGGAGAGCTTGCTATAGAATTCTCTGATGAACTCATGGAAGCCCTTGACTTGAAGGTGGGCGATGTGTTACAATGGAAACAATTAATCGATGGAAGTTTTACGTTAAACAAGAAGTGATTTATGAGCGAAGTTGTTATTAGGAATAAAGAGTTGTTAAAGGTTCTCGATGGTTTCTCGCAAGAGATGTTATCAAAACCTTCTTACAATAATGAGAAGTATTGGACATACCACGAAATTGAAGATATCAACAAAGGTATTTACTATACGTCTCGTGAGTATCTTGATGATTGTCTATCTAGATACCCTGAGTTAGTAGGCCCACCCGACCGTTACTTTGCGCAACCTATCTCTAAGATGGTACGTGAAGATAAGGAAATGTGGGGAGACTTTATGCAGAAGGTCAAGTATGACTTCGCTGCGGAGATTGGAGCACACACGTCCGCATTACTCTCCTATTACCCGCCAGGCGGTTTTGTTGGATGGCATACTAACTATGACGCTAACGCATATCAGATCTTATTTACTTGGTCTGAAAACGGCGATGGATACTTTGAGTACTATGATAAGAAGACTGACGAAATAGTTCGTATCCAAGATGTGCCTGGCTGGCAATGCCGTCACTATTATTTTGGATCTGGAGAAGAAGAAGATTTACACTGTTGGCACGCTGCCTATAACGGCAATAATCAACGTATTACCTTAGCATATAAGTTTGTTAATGGTGGTAGTGTGAATAACCCTGAAGACGCGCAAGCAAGATTAATGCGCGATATGTTAATTGATGAAATAGAGAGTGAAGAATGAGAAAGAATGATGTGGTAACAGTTGTCACAGTAAGTGGCGAGTACATTGGCAAGTTTGAATCGTTGGATGCTGGCGTGGTTACTTTGAAAGACCCGCGTATGTTGATTCACGGTGAACAGGGAGTTGGTTTTGCGCGTGGTATTTGTATGACTAGTGATGAGAACACTCGATCTGTCGTATTCCAACAATACGTGTTTATTACTGCGACGAATGATGACTTCGCAAAAGCATATATACAATCAACCAGCGGGATTATACTATAATGATTTTAGCAGATAAAGATAAAGTCGCCGCGGCGGTAAGAGAAATGTCCGATAGTATGTTGCGAATTGATGCAGAACGTGAGTTGATGAAAGATATCGTCGACGTTACTGCTGAAAAGTACGAGATTGATAAGAAACACTTTCGTAAGATTGCCAACATCTATCATAAACGAAATTTAGAAGAAGCTCGTTCAGAGAGTAACGAAGTCTTCGATCTCTATGAGGAATTATTCATCTAATGTTGGTAACAGCCGGATGCAGTTTTGTTTGGGGGGATGAACTTGACGGATTTGATACTAATCCTCCGTCCCATTGGGAACTCACATGGACTCACCTTTTATCACAAGCTCTAGGTACAGAATATGTTAACCTAGGGTCTTGTGGTGCTTCTAACGATAAGATTTTTCGTGAAGTTGTGAGTTATTTACATAATCCGGCTAATGAGAGGCCCACACACATGGTCGTGTTATGGTCAGCTTGGCAACGTCATGAGATTGTGGAATATATGCGTCCCAATCGAATCGCAAGATTGAATCTCATGAGAACTAATGACGTGACTCAGTTCTCTCCAATGAGGACTGAAGTTATCGGAAACAAACTTGCGAGAAAGGCATACACCGACTTGTTTTTGAAGGCATACGACTCTAGGACTGATATTATGCATGGTGTTACTCGAATGCAGTCTATGGAACTTATATGCGAGTCTATGGGCATTCATTTAATACAAGGAGTATTCCACCACAATACTTGGGGTAATATTCTCTCTACACTGAAGGATCAAGGCGCAGCTCATGACGCTACAGTGTATGCTTTAAAAAAGATTGACGCAGCACCAGCATATAAACAATGGTTGACTGACGCTGTGGGGTCTCTGAAAAAGACCAGTCGTTTCGGTCTTGGACGTGCTCCGACATTATCTAATATCATGCATGAGATCGGTGATGTTAAACCGTTCGGACATCCTGGCGAACGTACTCAAGAGATTTGGGCAGAATTATTATATGAAACCTTTAAGACTTTTGGGACTGATGAACCCTTGCCTAAAGTTAAACAATTTAGTTTGTATAAATAGTATATAACTGTATAGTTAAGGAGATAACAATGAATAACATGGTACCTGTAATATTTCTTTTTATTGGCGTGGTCGTACTGGTCGGCATATGGTTCAGTAAGAGAGGAAAAAACACTCGCACGGTATTGACTGGCCCAACTGCGGATCAAATTGCAGAACAACGTCTTAAATTCCAGTCTATGACTATTGCGCAACTCAAAGAATATATCCAACAAAAACGTATGGATATGGGATACGCCGCGACCAGAACTCCGACTATTAAATCTGATCTAGTAGAAGAAGCTCTCGGACTATGGACGGCACGACCGTGGTAAAATCTTTTCACGCCTTTTTAAATGAAGGTATCAATGATCCTGCAATCTTCAAGGCAATCTTTCTTGCGGGCGGGCCGGGATCTGGTAAGTCATTCATTGTTGGTAAGACAGGTCTGACTTCTATGGGTTACAAAGTTGTCAACTCTGATGACGCATTCGAAGCAGCCATGAAGAAAGCGTCGATGGAAATGAACCCCGAAAACATCTTCTCTGTGAAAGGACAAGAACTTCGTGGTAAGGCAAAGAACCTGACTGACATTAAACAGACGATGTATCTAAAGGGTCGTCTGGGTCTTGTCATCGATGGTACGGGCAAAGATCCTGTTAAGGTTGCAGACCAAGCAAAAATGCTTCAGAAACTAGGTTACGATGTCGCAATGATTTTCGTGAACACCGACCTAGAGACCGCAATCTCTCGTGATGCACAACGTTCGCGTACAATCGGTGCCAAAGGCGTTACCGAATACTGGAAAGCTGTACAGAAGAACATCGGTAAGTTTCAACAGATGTTCGGTAAGAAGAACTTCCTAGTCGTGGATAACTCTGAAGGTAAAGACTTTAAGTCGGAAACCTTACGCGCATACCGCGATGCCACTAAGTTTACTAAATCTCCTGTAGAGAACAATAAAGCTAACTCTTGGATAAAGACGCAAAAGAAAAACCGATAAAGACTCCTCGTGATAGTTCGTAATGTTTCTGTTAATTAGTGCCGCGAAGTACATCATGTCATTCTAAAACCTCCCATCTGGGGGGTTTTTTTTTATTAAAGGGCTTGCCTATTGTTTTAATAACGTGTATAATGCACGTATAAACCAAATCGAGAGAGAATATATTATGTTGAAATTTGAGAATATTGCGCAAGTCGGTGACATTATCAAAGCGTTTGACTTCAAACCCATGTCGGATAGACCAGACCACTACATTGCCGGTTGCGTAGTCGAGAAGGGTTCTGTATTTCACCCTGAGATGAATGTGGAGATGTTTAAGGGGTACCATATAGAAGTTACCCACTCCTCTAGAGAAGGCGATGAACGCGTTGGCACGATATGTTACGTTCCCTTCCAGCTGGGATTCATGGAATATGACGAAAGGGTGTCAGTATTATGATGCGAAAAATTGTCTTGACAGTCTTATCATTCTGTGTTATAATCTTAGCTGTTCGCCAGAGGATGATATACCCAGCAGCTGACCCTGTGTTGGTGTTCCTTGTCATACCGTCGATGTTCTATATCTTATTCGCGTTGTTTCATGTAACATCCGAAAAATATAAGTACACTAGAAGACGTAAATTAATGCGTAAATTTCTAGCTAAGGATCAATAACAAAATGTTTAATATAGGCGATATGGTGGTGCTACTCGATGAGTACTCTTATGTGGTCGATTATGGCGAGATCGTAGATTTAGATTCTGATTATGTGACGATACATTCGGATGATAACGGTCAATTAGTAGAGTATTCTAGGGATATGTGTGATATCTACGACTATGAAGATTATTGCGATCAAGATCAAGACGGTGAAGAGGAAGTCGTAGAACTGACAGGGATACTGTCGCGACTCGATATCTATACACGGTTTCTTAGGAGAGGTGGGTTCGCATGAGACTTCGATTTCATAGTTCGAATGTGCATCATATATCGCGACAAAAGACCGAATATGTAGAAGGTTATGAAAATCGTATGTCCGGCACCCTTATTGATGGGGAGTTATTGTTTTCAGGAATCAACTCACATGGTGATTATGCATTCATGAAGGGGCGTGTCAAACATTTTGGTAGAATTTTTATAATGTGGGGTAAAGCATACGGATATAAAGAGTATCCAGCAGGAAGAACCGCGTTTGGGATTGCATGGTTAGGTAAGAAGAAGATATACCTTGTAGCTCCAAATTCATTTAGAGAGATATTAAAAGTGTCGGTCGAATATGAGGTGTTATAATGCAAGTACGAACAAGTATGTCGTTAGTCTTAGTTATATTGTTTTCCATGATACGTACTGTATCAGCAGAATCAGATGACAGTATCTATTGTTTGGCAATGAATATCTACCATGAGGCTCGTTCCGAGAGTCTTGCTGGTCAGTATGCAGTCGCAGATGTAGTGTTAAATCGAGTGGAGTCTAACCGGTATCCAGACACTATCTGTGAAGTGGTCAAACAGTCTAAGTTATCTGAATGGTGGTTAGAAAATCATAATAAAGAAGTGCCGGTACGTAACAAATGTCAATTCTCTTGGTATTGTGATGGTAGATCCGATGAACCGACTGAAATTGATGCTTGGCACCGCGCACAAAACGTTGCTATATCAATCATCTACGGAAAGGTATTTCGAGGTCTAACCGAAGATGCTACGCACTACCACACAAATTACGTAAATCCCAAGTGGAACAGAAACATGTTCTTGGTCGGCCGTATAGGTGATCACATCTTCTATGTAGAACGATCTTGAACGCCCTATTATACGACGAAGAGTCGGCGATAGGAAAGGCATATATACTACACGATCCGGCCGGTGGTATGATGTCAGTGTATGGAAATGCTGAGTCGGCGGTAGACCGTGCAGTATATGAGTTATGCAAGGAACATGACGGCCATGATGTAGAAATTGATGTCTACGACTATGTAATCTATGTGACGACTAACGAAGCGGAGATTACTATATTGATAGAAGATATAAGAAACTAATTACTGTCCCGTTCGTCTAGAGGCCTAGGACACCGCCCTTTCACGGCGGTAACAGGGGTTCGACTCCCCTACGGGATGCCAAACATTTATAATGAGGAAATGAAATGCCAACTAAGTACAAAGACGATGTCGTCCACCACAATCGCACTACCGGTAAATTTACTACCGAGAGATTCTTCGTGAAGAGTTTATCAACTCCCGCTCTTATCGAAGAGTACACTAAGTGTAGAACTCCAAAGATCAAAAATAAGTTCCGTAATGAACTCGCGAAGCGTGGGGTATCTGTTGCTGAACTAGACGCTGCGTAATTAAAGCTTGACATGAGGTGTCGGGTGGTATATAATGGCACCTCAATACGAAATGCGGGTGTGGTGGAATGGTAGACACGCTAGATTTAGGTTCTAGTGTCGCAAGACGTGGAGGTTCAAGTCCTCTCACCCGTACCAATATATTATAATGATGAGTGAATTTATATGACTGATGTTATTACTAGAGTTGACAGACCGTTAGACTGGTATGTTAAGTGGGCAGCAACCGCGTTTGTGTTAGCGTCCGTTATGTTTAGACTTGCGGGCCCTGAGTTCCGATTATACGATCTTGCGATCGGTGTTGTTGGTACTCTATTGTGGTTATGGGTGTCGGTAATCTGGTCAGACCGTTCACTTATTATATTGAATGCTGTTATGGTTGTAATGTTGGGTTCAGCCCTTTTGAGAGAAATAGTATGACAAATACCAAGATGATATATGCGCACACTGGTTACAACGATAAAGAATCCATTGGATATGACGACCTAGTCGCCAGTCTTTCTGTCCAGAAGAAAATTGAACAGGATCACGACTACCCTGAAATCGGTGGAAAGGTAACGTCTTATTCTACGCAATATAAGTTTCGCGAAGATGTGTTACTCGATGAGTTGCGATCTTACATCGATAAAACTTACAGCCAACATTATGCTGGTGGTAAGATTCAGGCGACCGAGGACATTATTGACGATGGCCATGGAACAGGGTTCTGTATCGGTAATGCAAAGAAGTATTTAAAACGTTATGGTAAAAAAGGTGAAACTCCTGAAGAGTGGCGTAAGGACATCATTAAAGTGTTACACTACGCATTGATTCAATTATATATCCATGACTTGGAACACAATCAGTGAGATGCCAGTTAATTCCGAAGTAGCTCAGCGGTAGAGCAGTTGACTGTTAATCAATTGGTCGCTGGTTCGATCCCAGCCTTCGGAGCCATTTTTATATATGAAAGAGTACAGTATGAACGTAAACCTTATCGCCCTCAGCAAACCGACAGCGTATACTGAATGTTATACCGCAGAGCAACTAGTAGCATACGCCGCACGAGTAAGCAATCCTGCCAATCAGAACAATACCGAGACCGCTGGTAAGTTAGTGCGATACCTGATTAAAGAGAATCATTGGTCGCCTCTAGAGATGGTGCATATGACTATGGAGATCAAAACGACACGGGACATCTCTCGTCAGATCCTACGTCATAGGTCATTCTCTTTTCAGGAGTTCAGTCAGCGTTATGCCCTCGCGGCCGAATTCGAATATGAAAGAGAAGCGCGTCTACAAGATACGAAGAATCGACAGAATAGTATTGCCAATGATGATGTTGCCTTTCAAGAGAAGTTTAGTATGATTCAGAAGAAAGTACTCGACACGGCTATGGATGCATATGACTGGGCTTTAGATAACGGCATCGCTAAAGAACAGGCAAGGGCATTACTCCCCGAGGGATTGACCGGTACAACGTTATACATGTCCGGTAGTCTGAGATCATGGATTCATTACTGCGAACTTCGGATGGCGAATGGTACGCAGAAAGAACATATGGATATTGCCAAAAGGTGTTGGGATATCATTGGCCAACATTTCCCTGATGTAGTAGCAGCGGTGAATGAAAATGGTAATTAAGACCACGTTAATCAAGAAGTTGTTAGGGTTCGATGGGTATTGTCTATATCCTTTCATTTTCATGCATACTCCTTCGGACAAAGCTTTGTACGAACATGAAATGGTTCACTATAGAGAACAGAAGAAGATGTTTGTGATCGGTTGGTTGTTCGCTTACCAATTTAACAAGAAGTTTCGTCTTGGTTGTGAACTGCGAGCATACGCCGCACAGATCCGACATAGTTCGAACCCCGAAGAATATACATGGGCGGCTAAACACATGGTGAACTTATATAACTTTGATCTGACCATATTGGAAGCTCACGCTTTATTGACCGAAGAACTAAACAAAAAAGTATAAATATAAAGGTATATCATTCTCAGTTATCTTTATCAGTACGCCCCTTGATTTGAATTGCATACATCGACAATCATCAAACAAGGAGACTACGATGGATATCATAATCGTAAGATACGTTCGTGATGGTAACTCGGCTGAACCAATGGTGAGAACTTTTATATCTCCTCATTCGGCATATACCTTTACTCAAGAACTCGAAATGGATAAAAATGTGATTTCAATAGAATCATACTTCGATACCGTGGAAGATTTTGATTTGTATGCTTAGTTGTGACGAGGGGGTCGAAAGACCCTCTCTTTTAATACAGATTTATAGTCCCGACGACGACTTTAAACTCGCTCTGGTCGTTACACCCCGACAGGGTCTTATTCCCCTGTTTAAATAATTGAATGAGTGGTGCCCAGATAGAGTGAAAAATATGGCAAGTCCGGAAGTCATTGAGGATTGGGGCTGCCCGATCGGAGACGGAAATTAAATATATTATAGGCTTGCCATTGATAGTGGGTTGGTGTATAATGCGTAGTAAATGGAGAGTTGGCAGAGCGGCCGAATGCACCTGACTTGAAATCAGACGAACTGAAAGGTTCCGTAGGTTCGAATCCTACACTCTCCGCCATTTGTTTATATTATTGTTTATATTGTGAGTATATTATGAAACACTTAGTGATAGCAGCATCTATAGTATTATCCGCATGTGGCGGCGGCACAGAATCGCCTACGTTTGTTGCAACCGCAACATCGTCCCCGACTCCCGTCCAAACTCCCGTCCAGATAGAGTCTGATAAGTTAAGAGACCTGATTATAGTTGACAGTTTCATTCTTCCTATGAGTGACGACTATAACAATATTCCACAAGATGTATTGAATCCTATTACTGATTCGAAAGTTCAGTTAGGTAAACTATTGTTTCATGAAACGGGCATGGGCACTTTTAGTGTGAATGAAGAACATGTCAATACATATTCTTGCGCATCTTGTCATAATGCGAAATCTGGGTTTAAGTCCGGTATTGCTCAAGGTGTTGGTGATGGTGGCATGGGGAACGGTGCTGACCGAGTCAATGTTTTAGGTGTTCTCTCGGACGTACAACCGTTGGCATCCCCTACCACAATGAATACCGCATACCAAGAGGTGATGTTGTGGAACGGTCAGTTCGGCAATGCGGTTGATGGTATTGTCAATGCGGGTATTGATGCAGCTATTCTATCAACTGTAGGAACTCCCAAAGTTCAGAACGAACGTCAGTGGTCTGGATTGGAAGTTCAGGGCGCAGCGGGTCTCGGTGTGCATCGTCTGGATGTTGGTGAGGACTCTCTTATTGCGACCCTTCCCGAGTATCAGGAACTTGTTTCTGAAATAGGTGAACCTGATCTACTTGTTGTCGCGGCGCAATCCATTGCTGCATTTGAACGTACTATACTTTCTAATGAAGCTCCCTTCCAAAAATGGTTACGTGGCGATGAAGATGCATTGTCCGAGAAAGAATTAAAGGGTGCTCAGGTATTCTTCGGTAAAGGTGGGTGCGTTGGATGTCATAATGGCCCTGCTTTGAGTTCTCCTCGGTTTGCGACCAAAGAGGAGATGTTCTTCGCCGTTGGTTTCGGTGACTTGGACATGAATGAAGGTGTTGTTGGCGCAATTACGGATGCAGTACGTAAGGGTCGCGGAGGATTTACTGGTGATGAGTTCGATAATTACAAGTTCAAGATTCCGCCTCTATACAATTTGAAGGACTCCGACTTTATGGGTCATGGTGCTACTTTTGCAACTGTTCGTGAAGTTGTAGAGTATAAAAATGCGGGTACCTCACAGGCTGATATCCCGTTAGATCGACTTGACTATAGATTTCGTCCGTTAGAGTTGACCGAAGAAGAGATCGACGAATTGGTTTACTTTATCGAAGAATCCCTGTATGATAGTAATCTGGATAGGTACGTGCCTACATCATTACCTAGTGGTCAGTGTGTTGTAAATCATCCGGATTGTTGAGTTAGTGGACGTATATATACTATACGACAAAAGAAGTGATTAAAAGTTTTAGCGGGTATCGTATAATGGATATTACAAGAGGTTTCCAACCTTTTGATGGGAGTTCGATTCTCTCTACCCGCTCCAGTGTTTTGGGGGTATAGCTCAGCTGGGAGAGCGTCGCCCTTGCACGGCGAAGGTCTGCGGTTCGATCCCGCATACCTCCACCATCTTCCCCATGAACACGGAACTGGTACTACTAAGACAATATGTACTCTGGCGAGTCTCTCAATAGCGCATATACAATACATGCCGCGCCAGAATATCAGGGGTCTAGTTCTCTAAAAGTACAGTTTACAGTTCCGTGTTCATGCGGGTCTTATTTTGAAAATAATCCTTGCCATTGCTTTCCATATCAGTTATAATGGCTATATAAATTGAATTGGACTATATTATGTTTATACACTCTCCAGTAGAGTTATCCGAAATGACTGCCGTTACCACAGAATTTGGTCGGCAATATCAAACTCCCGAAGGTCTCAACCTACCTTCTATCACCACAGTTCTTTCTATTCTCTCTCGCGAATCTATTGAGAAATGGAGGAAGCGCGTAGGTGAACAAGAGGCCAATCGTGTCTCTTACCGTGCATCGACCCGTGGTACTGCGGTACACGAAATTTGCGAGAAGTACGTCAACAACGATCCTGACTACGATAAGTACATGGCAATCAACCCCGATAATGGGGAGATGAAGTTGACCAAACGTACTCCTGATCTGATCGATTCTTTCTTGAAAATTAAACCAATTCTTGATGAACGTCTGACATTAGTTCACGCTCAAGAAGCTCCACTATATTCTCTGCATCTTGGTGTCGCTGGACGTGTGGATTGTGTTGGTATATTCGACGGCAAATTATCCATCATCGACTATAAGACTTCTATGAAACCTAAGCGACTGGAGTGGATCAAAAACTACTTCATGCAAGAATCTGGATATGCTGTCATGTGGGAAGAACGCACCGGAATGCCTATCACTCAGTTGGTGACTATCATCTCCGTCGATAACGATGATCCTCAAGTGTTCATTGAACATCGTGACAACTGGATTCGTCCACTTCGAGATACTATTCAACAATATAATTCGGAACAAAGTGACAATTCTCTTGACATATAAATAGTATGTGATATACTCTACAGAGACTTAAAGAGTATCACTAGAGGAACACCGATGGCGAATCTATCATACAACGAGATAACAAGGGACAGTAAAGAATACCGTTCCGAAGTTCTCGTACAAAAAGTTTTTGAGATGGACGGCAAGTCAAACAACTTCGTCACAGACGATGGACTTCTTGTAGCCGAATACATTATCATTAACAATGTTAAATTCTCCTCGGGAGATCCACTGGACATTGCTGGAAAGATCCTTGCTTTAAAATTACTCCCATCGAGCCAGAGAAAGGTTTTTGTTGTGGGTAAGATGCAAGGTGCGAATTCTAGAGTACAATTACCTCTAACTAAGTTAGAAAAAAGTGAAGAGTTTGGTGGTCAACCGGCCGGTGGTACCAGAGTAAACAAAGGTATCAAGTTCGAGCATGACTTCGTAGCAGCTCTAGATGAAATCTTGTCGGGTGTGAAAAGTACTAAGAAGTATTCAAAAGAAGTCGAATACATTCTAGATGCTTGCGCTAAGAAAGAGAAGTCGCCGGTCGTTAAGGTTATCCATGAGGGCGGCGCGAACCAGAGTCGTCCTATCAAGCTTCAAGGGAGTCAACTGTACATTGCTCCTAGTGACCATAAAAAACATGGGGAGAAATTGACTGATATTACTTTGGTTCATGCCAACAACAAACGATCTTCTCTTTCATTGAAGTTCTCTAGTACCTTGACTTTTATGAATGCGGGCCTTGGTCAAATATTCATCCCTAGTCAAATGAAGAAAGGTTCCGTTGATACACCAATCGGTAAGGCCATACTCGAAACCTTTGGTATCGATGAAGATATTTTCTGCGATGTTTTCAATAGTTATGGTAGAAAAAGTTTCAAGACAGTGAAGGCTAACCTCAACAAGACCAAACTACAGAAATTTCTCCAGACTTGTATCGGTTCTAATTACTGGATGGTACATGGTATGGAAGGTGGTAAGGTTTACTTTTGGGAAATGTCTGACAGTAAGAATAGTCAGTTCTCAAACATCTCCGGAAATGTTGAAATTCAATATGGTGGCAAACAGGGCCGCGGTAAACGTATCGATATCGTTTTCAGCAACCAGTATTTCGACTTTAAAATCAATATACGTAACAAACAGAGTGGAGTATACCCATCACACATAATGTGCGACTACACTAGTAAACCAGCAACAGGCAAAATTCTACTATGAAAACATTCAAAAAACACCTTGAAGAATCGACCAAAGTAAAGTGGAACAAAGTTCCCGATGGTATGATTGGTCGTAAGAAGGTATATAAACACGTAACCTCGGACGGTAAGTTTGAGATTCGTTTATCGGGCACGGACTCTATGAAGATGAACAAAGACGGTAGTCAGAAAGTGATGCCTACTGTTTTTGATAAGAGTGGGAATACTCCAAGACACCCAGCTACAGCGTATAAGAATGTAGAAACTGCCAAGGCAGAAGTTCAGAGATGGATAGATGACCATGAACTTTAAAGAGTTTATCACTGAGCAAAAGAACACCCATATGACCCATATCGAAGATAAGGTTATCTACGGTGGCGTTGACGGTACACGTCAAGCAATATTCGCGTTGAGATCACTCCGCGATATGTTGGCAGGAACTTCTAAAGGTAAAGTATCGGTTAAGTGGGACGGCGCGCCAGCTATATTCTGCGGAGAAGACCCTAGTGATGGGAAGTTCTTCGTCGCCAAGAAAGGAATTTTTAATAAGAACCCCAAGGTCTATAAGACCGATTCGGAAATTGATGAAGATACCAGCGGCGATCTTGCCGAGAAATTAAAAGATGCATTGAAGTATCTGTCTAAGTTGAATATCAAAGGTGTCATTCAGGGAGATTTCTTATTCGGCCGTGGCGACCTTAAAACAAAGAATATTGACGGTCAAAAATACGTCGTGTTCCACCCCAATACTATTGCCTATGCAGTCCCATATGATCAATCCGAAGTTATTCGTCAAGCCAAGATTGGTATTGTTTGGCACACGACATATACAGGATCTTCTTTTGAGAATATGGAGACATCTTATGGAGTTGATTTAAAAAGCATAAATAAAAACAAAGACGTATGGTCTCAGGACGCTATGCTGCGCGATTTGACCGGCGCGACCATGTCTGGACGTGAAACTAAAGAGGTCAATCAACTTCTTACTCAAGCTGGGAAACTGTTTAATCAGGTATCTGGCACTACTTTGCGCCAATTAGAGTCGAACCCTGCGTTAGCTCAAATGATTGAACAGTTTAACAACACGTATGTCCGCAAAGGTCAAGTTATTGGTGATACTCGGAAACACGTAGATAATCTAATATCATTCATATCCGATAAGTTTCAAAAGGAAATCGATAAACGTACAACCGATAAGGGCAAGTCTGCTCAGTCCAAGAAGAGAGACGACCTTCTGGTATTCTTTTCCGAAGAAAACCGATCATCTCTTATTAAAATGTTCGAACTGCAAAAAGTCATTGTACTAGCGAAATTAAAACTTATAAATAGTCTTGATAAACTTAAAACAATTGACACATTTGTTAAAACTCCTAACGGTTATAAGGTTACTGGAGAAGAGGGATATGTGGCAATTGATAATCTTGGTGGTGATGCGGTGAAATTGGTAGATAGGATGGAGTTCTCCTATAATAACTTTTCACCAGACATATTAAAGGGTTGGGAAACCGGCCGTAGATAACATGGGATAAACCAAAGGCACATAAAATGGCAGACAAACCATTATCATTTAAACAATTCGTGAATGTTGACTACACCATGACTGGTGATGAAGAGTTAGCATATAACGCTAAAAAAAGAAAGAAAGACATTCCCACGGGAAACACTAATGAAGATGCGGTTGAGACCGATGAAGCATTAGATGTTCAACAGCGTCGTAAACTTGCTATTCGCATGAAGAAGAATAAGTCGCGTATCGCTATGGGACGTAAACGTGCCTCACGTAAAGTTGCCAGTATGGACAAACTTAAAATACGTGCGCGTAAACAAGCCCGCAACCAAATAATTAAAAAACTCACCAAAGATATTCCTAAGTCGGAGTTGTCGGTTGCCCGTAAAAAGGACATCGAAAAACGACTAGAGAAACCTTCGATGCAGAGTCGAATCACTCGTATCGCCAAGAAATCTTTACCGCAAATTCGTAAAGCTGAGATCGAGAAGAAACGCGGCGGCGGTGCTAATAAAAATGATTAAGAATTTTTCCCAATATCTGATTGAAGAAGAGCGTGAAGTATTCTTCACGTTCGGTCGGATGAATCCCCCGACTATCGGTCATGGTAAAGTAATGGATGTCCTTGCTCAGAAGTCTGGTAAAAAAGACTACAAGGTATTCGTATCACAAACACAAGATGCGAAGAAAAATCCATTGTCCTATTCGGACAAAATTAAACACGTGCGAAAGATGTTTCCAAAACACGCACGTCAGGTTATGGTAGAAAAGAATGTTAAAACTGCCATACACGCGCTGGTCTCACTATACGACAAAGGTTACCGTTCTGTAACTATGGTTGTCGGTGATGATCGAATCAGAGAATTCGAAGTGTTGTTCAACAAGTACAATGGACAACATGCAAGACATGGTTTTTACAACTTCAAAAGTATTAATATAGTATCTGCCGGTAAGAGAGACCCTGATGCTGAAGGTGTAGAAGGAATGTCTGCGTCTAAACAGAGAGAGAATGCGGCAAATAACGACTTCGTATCATTCTCTCAAGGCGTACCAAAGTCTATGTCCAATGCGGATGCTCGTCGTTTATTCAACGATGTTCGTAAGGGTATGGGTCTGGCGGAATCGTCGAATTTTCGAAATCACCTAGAATTGGAATCAGTATCCGAGAGACGCGAAAAATTCGTGTTGGGAGAACTGTTTTCGGTGGGGGATGAAGTCGTTGTAACGGATACGGATGAATTGGCCACTGTTGCTATACTCGGAACCAACTATATCATCGTAGAAACCCACGAAGGCAAAAGAATGCGTAAGTGGTTGGATGCTGTAGAGTTGGTCTCAGAAGAAGTGTCTCAGAAAGAGTTGGACGATTTAGAAAAGTTCGGCGATCGACTGTTGAATAAGTTTGATGTTGATATCGAATTCACACGTCATTTCAAAGATCGCATGAACGATCCTCGCAATAAACCTGCTATCAAGGTATCGGAACTCCAGAGTCTGTTCCAGAAGATGGCGGACAACAAAGGCAAGAAGATTAAGAAGCACGGTAACTCAGAAGCAATCCTCAAGGATATGCAGTCTGATCTTAATTTGCCTGTAGTCATCAACTGGAAGAACGGCGAGTTCGAAGTTGTTAACAAAACAATAATGCGTAAGAAAGCATTCAAGTCTCCTGATCCAGAACTCAAGTACGAGAGTCAAGATCCAGATATCAAAGATCGTGAAGGCAGTCAACCCGCACGTTATCACGCGGGACTAGAGAAGTCCACCAAAGTAAAACGTGATGCGCATTTCAAAAAACATGGCAAGAAAGCGGACGATGATGCGTCTGCTTACAAACCAGCTCCCGGCGACGCAACCGCAAAAACTAAACCATCCAAATATACTAAGTCATTTAAGGATATGTATAACGAGGATTGTTTGGACGGTTACTCAAGTGTGACAGAAGGCGCTGGCGCTGGTGATGAAGGTAGTGATAGACTAAAAAAGAAGTACGTTAAAGATACTCCGCACATGGAAATCGACGAACGTTCTTGGTCGCACGACATAGCTACTTTCGCAGCAAAGACCGTAAGTAAAGACAAATACAGTAAAGTTGCTAAACACGCAATCGAATTGATGAATAAGTCTGGCACCGAAAAGAATAGGGGTGTGTATTACTGGGCAGGCAAGGTCATTAGAATGTATAATTTGAAAATGAATTCTCGAACACTTGGCGACCTTATGGATAAATTAAAATGATTAATTTCAAAAAATATCTTGCCGAAGGTCGTTATTCAGTGTATGATGTATTAGATCTGGAGGAAGGCCCTGATGGTATCGCTGCTAAGGCAAAGAAGTCGGGTATATCTCCAGAGACGTTGAAGAAGGTGTACGATCGTGGAGTCGCAGCATGGAAGACGGGTCATCGACCTGGCACTACCCCACAACAATGGGGTCATGCACGAGTAAACGCATTCATCGTCAAAAAGAAAAGGGGTGGTCTCAACCACGACAAAGATTTAGCATAAGGATTAATTATGAGTAAGACTAAGAAACCTCGTAACAAGAAGATGTCCCAATCGAAGAAGGACATGTTGCAGACTACTAGTTTTGGAAATAATGCATTCGATTTAAAGGGTTCAGGTACAAATAACCTGAAACTAAATAATACACACCGCACCGCCCCTAAAATGATTCGTGGCGCCGCAAGAGGAAACTAATATGAAAACATTTCAAGAATTGCGGGAGTCTTCTCGCGACACTATCAATAACATCGAAGAAGGTGCTGAGGTATATACCGTTTCAAAGGGTGTATATACTCGTAAGGTTGACGGCGCTACCGCTGACCGGATGAAGAAACAGGGATGGAAGTTAGTTTCTAAAGAGTCTGTCGAAGAAGCTTATAACGATGATGATTTGGATTATAAGAAAGTGACAAAGACTATAGGCGTCACTCCTAAGCACAAACGAGATAAACGTGCTAACGCGGCGCAACCTGCTGCGCCTGACAAGTCAGCAGCTGCTAGACGCAAGGCGATAGAACGTCATCAAGAACTTATGCGGAATAAGAAGAAAGACCCGTATCAGTATGAGTCTGTAGACCTTGAAGAAGCAAAAGAATATTCCTACACTGTTGTTCATGCTAAGAAAGGTAAGGTAGTAGTTACTGCGCCTACTTCATATGATGCGGCACAGAAAGCAGCAAAGCAATGGAAACTAAAGTCTACTGGCGGTGTTGATGCTTATCTTATGAAAGAAGAAACTTCTGTCGAACTTGACGAAGCATATCAGCAGTTCTTGGATAAGTCACCTAGTAACTGGGGTGAGGAAAAGGTAATCGCTTACGGAACCAAGAAAGGTTACAAAGTGATTGGCGTATGTGGACATGGTAATGTAGAGGGTATCGTACTGTTCGGTCTTGATGCCTCTGATAAGTCATATGTTGGCAAGGAAGCAAAGGTTAAGACTGGTCAAACAGTATTCCGTTATGCTACTCGCAACAGTATGGCAGGTGACATCTTTCCTTTAGTTAAGATTGATGTTAAGAAAGGTCTTCTATATAACCTGTCACAGAAGTCAAGTGACGGTGAAGTCGATTATGCAGAGTTCGAGAGTAAGGGTATTAAGTTACGTTACCTACGTCTGGCCGCGACTGCCAACCTCCGTGATATTACTGGGTTCGAACCTGGCTTTGGTTCAATGAAAGAGTCTACTGCACCTAAAACTCTTAGTGATGTCCGAGAAGCACGATCTCAATGAAAAGTTTTCGTTCATTTATAACAGACAGTGTTGATGCCGAGAAAGAATATGGTAAGTCATTTGTCGCGTCTGCCAAGTCAGTTGGTGTGCAACGTAAGTTGACCAAAGAACTTGGTGTTAAACTCAAAGAGGTAGAGAAGTCTTTGGGACACGGTGGTGGTGGTAACGGACTTACACCGGATGATGTGAAGTCGAACCCTAAGTGGAAAGCGGCAAAGAAAGCATTAGATGTTGCATTCAAGAAAGAACAGCAAATGAACCAAGCGATGTCAAAGGCGTTTGGTAAGCAGATGAAAGACTTCCGCAACAAAGACCGTAGAGGTTATATGTCTTTGTTTATCGGAGAGTCTACAGAATCTTGTTGTGATGATTGTGATGATCTCATCGTTGAAGACGGTGTGTACATCAACGAAGAAGGCAAAAAGGAAAACGTAAAACTAAACAACCCCCAACGTGGTGGCAGTAAGAAGTTTTATGTGTATGTAAAGAATGATAAGGGTAATGTAGTAAAGGTTTCTTTCGGAGATCCCAATATGGAGATAAAACGAGATGACCCTGCTCGTCGGAAGAGTTTTAGAGCGCGACATGATTGCGCGAATCCAGGCCCCAAATGGAAAGCTCGGTACTGGTCAT